AGCAATTCCAACGCTGCGTGCGCTCCTTCCCTGTTTTTCCGCCGCCCAGACTGGCCCCTGGTGCCTGTTCTGGCGGTTTTTCCGTATCCGGATGAGCTGCGAGGTGCCCGGATAGCTTAGGTGGCCGATTTTGCGTCATCCTCTTGCGTGTCCCCGCAACTTCCGCATGTTCTAGCGGATTATCCGTAACACGGGTAGTCTGGGGGCATGACGAATAGCACGTGCGGTAACTGCGACGCGACGCTCATGATCGTGCGTGCGGGTGCGAAGTTCTGCTCGACTCGCTGCCGCGTTGCTTCAGCGCGTAGGACAAAAAAGCGTGATGCTTTGCCCACTGAAATGGCGTCTGAGCGCCGTTTCGTGCGGTACACGGCCAAGAAAGTACCCCGCATGGTTGACGGTGGTTGGGCGAAGTCGAACGACTCGGCTACGTGGGCTTCGCTGCAAGAGGCTCGCGCTTCGGATGTTGGCGAAGGTGTCGGATTCATGCTCGGTGGCGGCTTCGGCTGCATCGATCTCGACCATTCGATCAGCGACGGCGTTGTTGCTGATTGGGCGCGCGCCGTGCTGGATGCGAACCCTGGCACGTATGTCGAGGTGTCGCGTTCCGGCGAGGGTCTGCACATCTTCGGCCTTTTGCCTGAATCGGGCGGCCGAGTCATCCGTGACGGTCGGAACATCGAGGTTTACAGCCGAGAGCGGTACATCGCTCTCACTGGGGCGCGTTTTGAGGATGCGCCGAACAAGCTTGCTCCGCTGATTGTGCCGAGCATGTAGTTGCGCCCTGGTGGCGTGTGTATGCGTCCCAGGAGGACATGATGGCTACTCTCCCTGCCCCTAAGGGTCTTCGCGAGTCAGGTAAGAAGCTGTGGCGCGAGACGACTAAGACGTACGAGCTTCGTCAGGACGAGCTGGAGTCACTTAAGGCCGCTTGCGGTGAGGCTGACCTGATTCAGCGTATGGAAGAAGAGCTTGAGGATGAGCCGCTGACGGTCAAGGGTTCGCAGGGGCAGCTTGTTGCCCACCCGTTGGTGCAGGAGCTACGTCAGCACCGGTCGACGATGGCTTCTCTTCTTCGTGGCCTTAAACTTCCTGACGACACGGGCGCTGCGGCGGCGAACCAGCATCGTTCGGCTGCCAACACCAAGTGGTCGCTGCCTCATGGCGCGTCCGCGTAATGCTTTCTCCGTAGTCACTTCTGAGACCGCTGAGTTGGACCAGATTGTCACGTGGTACCGGGACATGCTGGATCGCACACCTCCTCCTGTGGAGTTGGCGTGGGAGCCGGTGAAGATCGGTCCGACGTGGCAGTGGGACAACGGATGGGTTTTGCCTGAGGTTACGTTGGGGTGGGATTTCCTGGCGTGGTGCGGCATGTGGTTGCGGGGCAAGAAGGGTCCGTGGCAGTTCACCCCTGAGCAGGCCCGTTTCTGGTTGTGGTTCTTCGCGCTCGACGAGAATGCGCAGTTCACGTATCACTCTGCGGTCCTGCAGCGGCTTAAGGGTTGGGGCAAGGATCCGATGTTGGCTACGGCTGCGATGGGTCACATGTTCGGACCGACTGTGTTCGATCACTGGGTTGGTGACCGTCCTGTGGCTCGTGAGAACGAGAACGCATGGGTGCAGATCGTGGCCGTGTCTCAGGTGCAGACACAGAACACGATGAAGTTGTTCCCGTCGTTGATTAGCCCGGAGGCGCGGAAGCGGTACGGCATCCAGGTTGGCAAGTTGAACGTGTGGGGCATGGGCGATACGCGCCAGGTTGAGGCTGTGACGGCTTCGGTGATGGCGATTGAGGGTGGTCGTCCGACTCTGATTGGCCGGAATGAGACGCAGAACTGGAACTCGAGCAACGGCGGTCATGACATGGCCGGCGCGATCGAGGGTAATGCTGCGAAGTCTGAGGTTGATTCGCCGGCCCGCATGTTGGACATCTGCAACGCGTACCGCCCGGGTGAAGATTCGGTTGGTCAGCGGCAGCGTGAGGCCTACGAGTCAACGTTGGGCCGTGATGGTGAGCCGTCTGAGTTCGAGGATTACGGCCTCATGTACGACTCGCTTGAGGCTCCCCCGGATGCCCCGCTAAAGCTTGAGCATGTGGCTGATGTGGTTCGGTCGGTTCGTGGTGACGCGATCTGGTTGGACGCTGAGGGGCGGATCAAGAAGTCGATCGCGAACCCAACGAACTCGCCTTCGGAGTCACGGCGCAAATGGTTCAACCAGATCACTGCGGCTGAGGATGCGTGGACGGAACCGGCTGAGCTGGATCCGCTCAAGGCTCCCGAGAAGGTGGTTGAGCCTGGCGAGGAAGTCGTCATGTTCCTCGACTGCTCGAAGTCGGATGATGCGACGGGCCTGATTGGTGCCCGGATGTCGGATGGTCACGTGTTCACGATTGGTATGTGGCAGCGACCGCCGGGCAAGCGTGGTGACGGCTGGTTGGCACCCCGCCATGAGGTTGATGCTGCGGTGGTCAAGGCGTTCGAGTCATTCACGGTGGTTGGCTTCTTCGGTGACCCGTCGCATGTGCTTGATGACGAGACGCAGGACCACTACTGGGATCCGCTCTTCGACGAGTGGCACAACCGGTACCGGCACAAGCTGCGCATCTGGGCTTCTGGTTCTAAGGGCACAGGCTCGGGCAAGGGGCACGCCGTCATGTTCGACATGTCTGCACGTGACAACGCAAAACAGTTCGCTTCGGCTGTGGGCTTCACGCTCGAGGAGATCAAGTCGCAGGCGTTCACGTTCGATGCGGACGCCCGTCTTCGCAAACACATTCTGAACGCACGTCGGTATCCAGTGCAGGGGTTGGTGTCGATTGCTAAGTCGTCGCGCGAGTCCCGGAACAAGATCGATCTGGCTATCTGCATGGTCGGTGCCCGCATGGTGCGCCGCATGATCCTGAACAGCGGCAAACGGAAGGGTGGTGGTCAGGTTTGGTGATGTCACAAGATGCTGTGCTGACTCTGGCACGCGACACCCTAATTCCGGGTTGGCAGGCTGAGAAGAGCAGGCTTGACGCAATTGATGACTGGTACCGGTGGACGCCTGAGAAGGTTCGTGTCCCGGTGCAGGCTGATCTTGAAGAGAAGTATCTTCGGGATCTTGCCGAGACGCCGTGGCTGCTTCTCGTTGTCACGACCGTCTCGCAGCAGCTTGTTGCTGAGGCTGTTCGTTCCACGTCGGGCCGCTCGACGGAGACGCTGTGGCAGCCATGGCAACGGAACCGGATGCAGTCACGGCAGCGCGCAATTCACCGGGCTGCACTTGCGTACGGTTATGCGTACACACAGATCATGCCTGGCACGACGGGCGCTGTGATTCGCGGCTACTCGCCCCGTGACGTCTACGCCGTGTACGCAGATCCTGTTGAGGATGAGTACCCGATGTACTACCTGCGGGTCACCGCGGGTCACTACTACGTGGTGGATGAGGAAGCTGTCTACCGGCTCGGCATGGAACGTGACTCTCTGGGTCGCGATCAGCTCCGGTACATCGACTACCAGGTGCACAACGCCGGTGTCCCGCCGCTGGTTCGGTACTCGAATCAGATTGACCTTGAGGGTCGCACGCCTGGTGAGGTCGAGCCGTACATTTCGCTTGCGAAGCGGATCAACAAGACCACGTTCGACCGGCTTCTTGTGCAGCATCACTCGTCATGGGAGGTGCGCACGGTCACCGGTCTCGAGGATCCGAAGGATGAGGCGGACAACGAGAAGCGGAAGCTTCTGCTGCGTCAGAACGATCTTCTGACGGGCGGCGAGGGTGTCGAGTTCGGTTCACTCAAACCGACTAGCCCTGATGGGCTGATCAAGTCGGGCGAGACCGACGTGGAGACGCTTGCTGCTGTTTCTCAGACGCCGGCGCACGCTCTGACGGGCAAGATGATCAACCTTTCCGCGGACGCCATCACTGAGGCTCGGGCGATGCTCGATCTCAAGGCTGGTGAGCGCAAGGTCGGGTTCGGCGATTCGCACATTCAGTCCCTTCGACTGGCCGCCCACATTGAGGGCCGCGAGGAAGACGCGTCCGACTTCACGCTGGTCATGGATTGGGCTGATTTCCAGTCCCGGTCGATGTCGACGGCTGCGGATGCTCTTGGCAAGATGGCGACGATGCTTGGCGTGCCTCCTGAGAAGCTTTGGGACCGCATCCCGAATGTCACGCCTGACCAGGCTGCTGATTGGCTCCGATACAAGAAGGCGAATCCGTCTGCTGATGAGCAGTTGGCGTCGTCGCTGATGGCACAGTCCAATGGCACTAACGGCTGAGGGGTCGAGGCTCACTGAGGCGAACAGGGTCAACCAGTTGCGGATTGCAGCGCAGGCGTCTGTTGTGGCGAATGCGTTGTGGTCTCGGCTGGATCCTGCCAAGTTGGATGCGTCGTCGCCTGCCTGGTTGGCTGCGAATGTAGCAACTGCGCAGACGTTCTATGGGCGTTCCGCTGATGCGACTGCGCAGTACGTCGAACGCTACAGGTTGGCGGAGATCGGCCCGAACGTTGAGCCGATTGTGTTCCCTGAGTTCGACTCTGCGTATATGTCTGAGGCGCTGCTGGTGGCTGGCCCTGTACGGGTGAAGCTGTTGGCGGGTCGAGGAATGACGGGCGCTAAAGCTCACAGCGAGGGTAAGCGCAAGTTCTTGGGCATCATGCGCCGCCAGGTTCTGTCCGGTGGGCGGCAGCTCATCGACGAGACCACGGGTGCTGACTCGCAGGCCATTGGGTGGCGTCGTAAGTCGGACGGCAATCCGTGCGCGTTCTGCGCGATGTTGTGCAGTCGTGGTCCTGTCTACCGTTCCGCTGACAAGGCTGGCGATCCGACCGCTGGTTCAGGTCTCCGTTATCACGGCCATTGCGGCTGCACTGCCGAGATCGTTTACGGCGAGTGGCAGCCCACTCAACAGGAGCAGGGCTTCATCGACGACTACGAGCGCGCCGCCCAAGAGGCGAACGATGCCGGATTCGCACGCACTCAAGAGTCGGTCCTGCCGCGTTTACGTGCCAATGGTGCATTCCGCGATTCGCCCATCTCCCGCAATAAGTAGGTTTCCCGCACCCGTCGTGGGTTCGGGTAAGTAACGCTGCCCTGGTGGCAGCCAGACGCCCCAGGAGGGCAAATGAGCGACACAAACACGTCCGACGCAACTGACGCTGACGCCACCGACACGGAAGCCCAGGAGGCTGCCGGCACGGAGACTGACGCCGAGGAGACGGATACAGACACTGACGCATTCGACGCTGCGAAGGCTCGCGAGAAGATCCGCAAGGTGAACTCGGAGGCCGCCGCGCTTCGGAAGCGTCTTGCTGAGGCTGACGCCAAGGGCAAGGACAGTGCGGAGAAAACCGAACGGGTCACGGCTCTGGAAGCCGAGAACCTTCGACTTCGCATCGGTGTCAAGCATGGTCTGCCCGAGGCGCTTGTCAAGCGCCTGTCTGGCACCACTGAGGAAGAGATTCTGCAGGACGCTGAGGAGCTGATGGAGCTGTTCGGTGGCGGCAAGAAGCCGCCGACTGATCAGCCTCGCGAGAAGCTTCGTGGTGGTGGCGATCCCACCCAGGGCCCTGACGAATCGCTCGATGTCGACAAGTTCGCGGAACAAGCGTTCCGACGCTAAACACTGCCATCCGGGCGGTGCTTTTTCGTTTTCACCTAGAAGGAGGCCCCCGTGGCTCACACTCTTTACACCCCTGAGCAGGCAGCTCGAGCGACCCTCTCGTCGCTCCGCTGGCTGTCTAACCTGCCCCGAACCGTCCGCCAGGACTTCTCGGCAGAGTTCGTCGCCGGTCGAGGCCAGACGGTCAACGTTCTTGGTCCGATCAGCGCCGGCGAGGCGCACGATTACACCAAGGCGAACCGGACCGCCCGACAGGCAATCCAGTTCAACGACCTGCAGCAGACCTGGTTCCCTGTGACGCTGGAGAACCAGATCTACAACGCGGTTCGTCTGCCTGACGACTTTGCCACGTTCACCCTGACGGACCTCACCCGCCAGGTGCTGATCCCCCAGGCTGAGTCGGTTGTCGACAAGCTCGCCGCCCCGCTGATCGCGGAGATGGTCGGTATTGCGACTGACGCTTCGATCCCTGCCGTTGCGGCGGACGGTTCGAACGTCATGCAGGTGCTGATCAAGTCGCGCCAGGTGCTGAACGAGCGTCACATCCCGACCGATGGTCGCGTGTTCGCTGTTGGTGCTGACATTGAGGCTGCGATCCTGTCGCTCCCCCAGCTCCAGAAGGTCAACGAGGCTGGCACCAGCGAGGTTCTGCGCAACGCCACCATCGGTCGCCTGTTCGGGTTCGAGATCATCTCTGACCCGGCCCTGCCTGCCGACTTCGGCATCGCGTACCACCGTGATGCTTTCGCGCACGTCACGCGTCCGTCAAAGCAGCCTCAGGGTGCCGCCTACTCGGCCACGGTCGCGCAGGACGGGTTCGCTCTCCGCTGGATCCAGCACTACAACCCGCTGCAGCTCGAGGACCAGAGCGTCGTTGACACCTTCTACGGTGCCGCTACTCTCGACGCCAACCGCGCTGTCAGCGTTACTGCGGCGGAGTAAGTATGGCTGCCCCGGCAACACTGGCTGGGGTGTCCGAGCTTGCCGACTGGATAGGTGAGGCGATCCCTCCCGACACGGTTGAGTACAAGCGTGCTGCCATGTGTCTCCGTCTTGCGTCTGCTCTGGTTCGTAAGGAATCAGGGCGGACGTGGACGGATGATGCTGGCGAGCTGGTCGCTTCTGTTCCAGAAGATGCAGTCATGGTGACCCTGTATTGCGCGTCCCGGGTGTTCGACAACCGGAACGCGCAGACGCGTGGTGGCTTGGATGACTATTCCGAAGCGTGGAAGGTCGACGAGTCGGGTGCTTACCTGACCGCGACTGAGAAACGCATGTTGTCGCCGTTCAAATCCACTGGTTTCGGTGGGCTGGGAACGGTGTCGACGACGCGTGGTGAGCCTTACGGTGTCGCCGCTGGTTGGGTGCCTACTGGGACGCCTGACGTTGAATTCCCCTGGTATTAGGAGGCGGTCACGTGCGTGCTGCTCGAATGCTCGTGCGTGGCCGTCTTCTGGCCGAGGATCTTATGACTGACACGGTGGAGGTTGGGGTGATGTCGCCGGGTGATTTCCTCGATGAGGACACAGGCGAATACGCTCCGACGTTCACGGCGAGCTACACCGGTCCTGCCCGGTTCAAAGCTGCGAATACTGCAGTTGGCGAGATCGATGCTGCTGGCCAACTCTTGGTTGAACAGGACGCGACACTGAGCCTCCCTATCGGCACATCGACTGAGGTTCGCAAGGACATGGTGGTGCGGGTGACCGCATCGCTGACTGACCCTGGCCTACCTGGCACGGTTGCACGAGTAAAAGGGCCGTTCGCGTCCGCGTACTCGACGGCGCGACGTTTCTCGGTGGAGGTAACCAGTGCCTGATGGGTTTGACTTCGACGTATCTGATTTGGCCAAGTTGGCCGCGTCGCTGGGTGAAGTGCAAAAGGGGGCCGGCACCAACGTCCGCAAGGCCGTTGAGGTGTCGGCACGCAATGTAAAAGACACTTGGCGAGAAAAGTTGGTAAATGCACGACAACTCCCTCGCGCCAACCGTGCGATCTCTTACGAACTAAAGGGTGGCCGCGCTATCCGTGGTTCGCAGATCACGGCGGAGATTGGTGCGGAGCTTGGCGGTCAGGGTTCGTTGGTTGGGATTGTGGAGTATGGCTCCCCGACGTTGCCTCCTCGTGGTTACGGGTTGAAGGCGCTTGAGGATACGGCTGAGGATTTTCAGCGTGGTCTTGAGAAGGCGTTGGCGGATGCTGAGCGGAAGGCTGGCTTGTGACTCTCCGGAAGACGGCTGAGGCGGTGAAGGTGCGCCTGCAGGAAGACACGATCTTGAATGGGTCGACGTTCCAGGGCGTGGTAACGAACCGGCCGAGTCGTTACGTGACGTTTTTTCTGTCGGGTGGTCAGCGCACGAAGGGTCGTTTCACAGGTCCGTCATCTGTCGCCGACTACACAATGACCACCCATTCGGTTGGTACTACTCCGGAGCAGGCGCAGCTTGTTGAGGAGCGTGTGCAGTCGAAGCTTGTGGATTGGACGCCGGTGGTTGCTGGTTTTTCGTGCCGGCGGTTGCAGCATGATGGTTCGCAGCCGATTGAGATTGACACTGATGTGTCTCCGCCGCTGTATTACATTGCGTCGAGTTACGGCTTGACGATGGAGCAGACGGCGTAACAACGCATACGGGAGGGCACCCGCTTGGGTGCCCTTTTTCTATGCCCAAATACCCTGCCTTGGCAACCGCTTTGGGCAGTAGTCGCCCCGCGGTTGCGGGGTTCATCATTAGGAGAATCCCTATGGCTGTTGAGCCAACCCCGGCATCCATCCAGTCTGATGGTAACTGGCGAATTACGAATGTTCCGGCTGATGTGAATGCGAAGTCGGTTGCGATCCTGAACGGTACGGGCGCTAAGGCGATCACGTATGGGCTGACGGCTGATGGTTTCACGTCGACTGTTGCTCAGGCGACTGTTGAGGATAAGCGTCTGACGCTGCCGCAGGATCTGTCTCGTCCGGGCAAGGTGACTGAGACGGCTGAGCTTAAGGCTGTTGCTTCGGTGACGGATGGTTCGGCGGATCAGGTGCTTCTGGCTCTGTCGCAGTCGGGTGCTGAGTCGCAGTTCGTTGTGCGTCGTGGTGTCAGTAACTCTGCTGTTCACGCGACGGGCCAGCTCGCGGACATTATCACGGCTGTTGTTGGTGTGCGTCGTCCTGATGCGCCGACTGAGAACGGTGTGGACACGGCTACGTACAGCCTGTTCATCACGAAGCCGACTGACCGTCAGGTGACTCTGGTCGCTTGACGCAAGCTCCTGCCGGGGTGCCCACCGTCACCCCGGCAGGTCCTTCTTCTACGGTGATGAAACGGTGGATGTGATGACTTTTGCTGACGATTTGAAGGCTGTGAAAGAGGCGGTTGTTCCGAGTGTCGATGTTCCGTTGACGCTGAATGGGAACGTGTACACGATGCGTGTGCGTCGGGCTGATGCGCTGGATTGGGTCGATGCGGTTGACCGCTCCCCTCTGCGTAAGGATGCCCCGTATGACCGCATGTATGGGTACAACTTGCGCAAGGTGACACGGATGGTGCTCCCGAAGTCGGCGGTTCTGCTGGTTGATGGTGTTGAGCAGCCGTTGCGTGTTGTGGATGCTGACCCGGCACACCCTGACGTTGAGCCCGTCGATGAGTGGGCTGATTTCTTCGCCACCGTGTCGGGGCATTTCGAGTCGAAGCTTGGCGATGCGGTGTACGCACTGAACGAGCATGAGTCGAACGAGTCGTTGAAGTCGGCTCTGGCTGCACTAAAAAAAGCTCAGGGCGGCTCGAGAAAGAAGTCGGCCTAGCTCTCAAGCTGGGTGTTGCGCCGCGCCGGCTGTGGGGTTGGGAACCTCGACGGTTCACGTCGTATGAGTACGAGGGTGACCGTGTTGTGGGGACGGTGACGACGCTTGAGCCGGAGTTCGATGCTGAGCAGGTGGCGTTACTGGTGGCTTACCTGGATCTGACTGGTGACCGCGGCCCGCATGGTTTGCCGCTTTCGGAGACGACTGATCCGGCTGCTAACCCGTCTGTGCGCGGTGGTTGGCATTACGAGGCGAACCAGGCTCCCCGGATTGATTACGCGGCGCAGGCGATTGCGCGTGCGTCTGAGGCGTACTACAAGGCGCACCCTGACGAGTCGCGGGGTGGTCATGGGTGGTATGCGCACCGTGTCGATGACTAGTCGCGTTTGAGCAGGAACCCGATTCGGCCGATGTTCACGGGCCGGGTGACGTTGACGGGTACCCATCCGTTGGCGACCCATTGTTCGTTGAGTTCGGCGGACGCGTAGGCGTCTACGTCCTCGCTGCGTGTCTGTTTCCCGTCCGTGGGTAGCGACACGTATTTGTACTCGGCCATGTGCCGATTCTGACACAACTACAGAGGCGGTTCCTTGTGGCTACTCGCAATACGAAGGTCTCGCTTGTAGCAGAGGTGAGCGGCTACCTCGCTGGCATGGAGGCTGCCGCGAAGAAGACCCGTGAGCTGGGGTCTGAGGCCGAGAAGCTGGCGCAGAAGAAGGATGCGATCGCTCAGCTTGGTACTGGTCTCCTGGCGATTGGTGCGGTTGGTGCCGCATCGGTAGGTGTGGCTATTGCAAAGTTCGCTGAGTTCGATGAGGCGATCTCGTCAGTTCAGGCTGCAACACATGAGACCGCATCGAACATGGGTCTGCTGCGGGATGCCGCGATTGAGGCTGGCGCTTCGACGGTGTACTCGGCTACCGAGTCCGCGAATGCGATCGAGGAGCTGGCTAAGGCTGGCCTGTCGACGGCGGACATCCTCAACGGTGGCCTGAACGGTGCGCTCTCCCTGGCTGCCGCTGGTGGCCTAGAGGTCGCTGACGCAGCACAGCAGACCGCTATTGCGCTCAAGCAGTTCGGGCTTGATGGTGGCGACGCTGGGCATGTGGCTGACCTTCTGGCGGCTGGTGCTGGCAAGGCTGTTGGTGACGTTTCGGATCTGTCTGCCGCTCTGGCGCAGTCGGGTCTGGTGGCGAACCAGACAGGTCTCAGTGTCGAGGAGACGACTGGTGTTCTGGCTGCATTTGCCGATCAGGGCTTGCTGGGATCTGACGCGGGTACGAGCCTCAAGACGATGCTGCAGTCTCTTACGCCGTCGTCTAAGGCTGCGCGTGAGGAGATGGAGCGCCTTGGGATTAGTGCGTTCGATAGCAAGGGCGAGTTCATCGGTATTGCCGAGTTCGCAGGCAACTATCGGGCTGCTCTTAAGGATCTGAGCCCGGAGCAGCAGGCTGCGTCGTCGAAGATCATCTTCGGTTCGGATGCGGTTCGTGCGGCTAATGTCCTGTATGGGCAGGGTGCTGATGGCATCCAGAAGTACATCGATCAGACGAATGACAGTGGGTACGCGGCTGAGACGGCCCGTATCAAGCTCGACAACCTGCGCGGTGATGTTGAGAAGCTGGGTGGCGCGTTTGACACTGCTCTGATCCGTGGCGGCACTGGCGGGAACGAGATCCTGCGCACTTTCACGCAGTCGGCGACGTTCCTTATCGATGTTGTTGGTGGCGCACCGCAGCCTTTGCTGAACGCAGGGCTTGCGGTTGGTGCTGTCGGTTCCGCGGTGGCTCTCGCTGGTGGTGCTGCACTGCTCGGCATTCCGAAGATCGTCGCGTTCAAGGCTTCCTTGGACACGCTGGGCGTCTCGGGTAAGCGTGCCGCGCTGGGTATCGCTGGCATTGCGGGCGCGATCAGTGTTGCCACGATCGGTGTCAGCATCTTGATTGCTCGGCAGGCTGAGGTTTCGGCGACAACTCAGGAGCTGGCCGACACGCTGGATAGCGCTACGGGTGCGACGACGAAGTACACGCGGGCTGCGGTGGTCCGAAAGCTGACTGAGGACAACGTGTTCGAGGCGGCTAGTAAGGCTGGTATTTCGCAGCGTGAGCTGACCGACGCACTGCTTGAGGGTGGTGACGCGCTTGATTCGGTCAAGGACAAGTTGAGTGACGCGAACAGTTTCCAGGGCCTCTTCGATGGTTCGTCCATTGCTGCGGAGTCTGCGTACCGTTCGGTCAACAAGCTGGGTGAAGCGGTCGAGGGTAGCAACCAGGCGTATAAGGACAACAAGGCTGCTGGTGGTGAGGTCGAGGAGACCACAGATTCTGTCGCCAAATCGATGGACGCTTTGGCTGAGTCGACGGCTGATACGACGGTCAACATCGAGGATCTTAAGACTGCGATTTCGAACTTCGGATCGGTCCAGCTCGATGTAAATGCTGCTACTCGGACGTTCGAGGCGGCTGTTGATGATCTAGCGGAATCCGTGAAGGAGAACGGTAGCAGCCTCGATGTGGGTACCGAAAAGGGCCGCGCGAATCAGGCTGCTCTGGATGACATCGCCCGGTCAACGTTTGATCTGTCTGCTGCGACTCTCGAGAACACGGGTTCGCAGGAGGAGGCGTCTGCTGCTATCGAGAATGGCCGCGCGAAGCTCATTGCTGCATTGGGTCAGTTCGGTATTACCGGTCAGGCTGCGGAGGACTACGCGGACAAGCTGGGCCTCATTCCTAGCCAAATCAGTACAGCTGCTGAGGTGACTGGTGTCGCACAGGCTGAGGCTGCTCTTGAGCGTATTACCCGCACCAGGCAGGTTCGCATTCAAGCAATCGTTGACCGGGGCGCTGATGTGACACCACAGTCGGGTGGAACGACTCGACCCGGGTTCGCGGATGGTGGCGCGATTGGGGGCACTGGTGGTCCGCGTCAGGACAACATTCCGATCATGGCGTCTGTTGGTGAGCACATGTTGGACGCTCAGGACGTCGCTCGGATGGGTGGCCATGCGGGTGTATACGCGTTCCGCGATGCGCTTAGCAAGGGCAACCTGCGGGGGTTCGCCGATGGTGGCGCTGTCCAGTACATGCCGTCTTTCCAGCCGTCGTTTTCGCCGCGCATCGAGGTGCCGGCAGGTCGTGGCGGGCCGAATGTGACTCAGAACATTTACCCGTCGAAGGGCATGTCTGAGTCTGAGATCGCTCGTGTTGCGCAGTCCGAGATGAACTTTGAGTGGAGGCGCGGATAGTGACTTTCGCTACGGATGATGTGATGCGCATCGGTGAGGTGACGTTCTTCGGTGGTGCGGGGAACGAAGGCTTCTTCATCGATGCTGAGGGGTTCGAGGGCTGGGAGGACGCACCTGATGTCCGCTTTGAGGACACGGATCGTCCGAACTCTCACGGCTCGTTCGATGCACTGAGTTACTACAACGCCCGTCTGCTGACGGTTTCGGGTATCTGTTTGGCGAGTTCGCCGGAGGAGCTTGGTTCGTATGGTGCCAAGCTTCGTTCGGCGTTGACGGGTCAGATCCGCACTTTGGTTGATTATCAGGGTGTGACGTCGTATTCGGATGGTCGTTTGGCGTCGCAGGTGAAGTTTCGTACTGAGGTGCCTGGCCGTATCGCCCGCTACCAGTTCAGTCTGCGTTTCCCGAACCCGCGCCGGTTTGGTCCGTTTCAGCAGTTCGCGTCGGCGGCTGATGGTCGGTGGACGGCGTATCACCGTGGCAACTTCGGTGCATCACCGCTCATCGATGTGACGGGCAATTGTCCGTCGTACACGATTGGTGGGCCGGATTCGACGGTGTACAAGGTGAATGCGCCGGTGTCGTCGTCGCAGCCGCATCAGATCGATTTGGGTACGGGGCTGTTGTCGATTGCTGGGTCGGTTGTGTTTGGTAAGGCGATTCAGGCTGATACGTGGGTTGTTGCGCCGGGTCAGCAGGTGCCGCATCGGATTACGCCGGATGGTACGGGTACGACGGTCAATGCGGTAATGACGGTGAGGGACACGTACATCTGATGTGGACCTATCACATTTGCGACACCGGCTCGGGTGAAATCATTGGTGAGGTCAAGCCTTCGTCTGGTTCGTGGGATCGGGTGATGAACGGGATTGGGAGCGGCCAGCATTCGTTTGTGCTGTCTGATCTTGGTATCCCGGGTAACCGTGCGAGTTATCAGGCGATCCGGCGGACGTTGACTGCACCTAACGCGCGCACTTTGGTGCAGTCGTGGGATGGTCAGGTGACGTATGCCGGGTTTATCACGGACCGGTCGACGGATCGAGAGTCGGGTGTTCTGACTGTTCAGCACTCGGAGATCCGCGAGATTTTTAAAAAACGGTTCACGTTTGGTGAAAACGGCTACCAGGGTGAGGGTGGCGGCAAGCTGATCGTCGAGAACAACACGATCGAGTCGTTGGTCGGTTGGCTTGTGTGGCAGGGCATGCAGGGTATCGGTGACAACTGGTCCCTGCCACTAATCCCGCCTCCTCGGAACATTACGGGTGGGCACACACGCACCTGGTGGGACTACAACTTCCCGGTTGTCGAGTCGGAGATCACGGAGCTGCAGAACGCTTACGGCGGACCTGACATCGAGTTCAAACCGCAGTGGTCGGCAAGCAACACGCTCGAGTGGCAGTCACGTGTTGGCGCGCTTGATGACGGTAAGACGCTCGATTGGAACCTGTCTGCTGAGCGGCCTCGTGCGACGCAGGTGAAGACGAAAGAGGACGCGTCGAAGACCGCGAACATGGTCTACACGATCGGTGATGGTCAGGAGCGCGACATGCTCGTGCGGAAGGCGCGGGCGAGTACGGCTCAGCCGGCGCTTGAGCGGATCGAGAACTATGCGCAGCTCAAGGAGTTGGGCTGGTTGCAGGGTCACGCTGATGCGGACCTGGCGACGTTCCGCAATCCGACTGAGCAGGTGTCGTGGACGATCCGTGCTGGTGACAACCCGGGCATCCGCGACCTCGTTCTGGGTCAGCGTGTCCGCCTGTACACGAAGAATGACAACTGGTTTGAGGATGGCTGGCATGACTACCGGCTGATCGCTTTCAGTGGCGATCTGACGGAAGACATTCGGCTTGAGACGCAGCCGTGGAGGGAGGCCTAATGGGTCGCATCGACAACGTGAACCAGTCGGAGATCTCCAACATTCTGCGTCGCCTGGCACAGCTCGAGGCGCGCTCCCCCGGCGGTAACACGTCAGTCACGGAGGGTCGTCTACGGATTGCGGGTGTCAACTCGCTGCTGCTCGAGGGCAGCGGTCGTGTCTCAGGTCAGCTCTACGTGGAAGGTCTCGAGGTCGTCTCGGGTGAGCTGCGTGTCACGGGCACGTTCAACATGGATGGCGACGCAAACGTGTCGGGAACCATGGACGTGTCGGGTCCGCTCACCGTGCAGGGTGACACGACATTCATCGGCCCGATGCGGGTTGAGGGTGCGTCAACGTTCGTCGGCACGATGAAGATCGACGGCCCGGTGACGATCGCAGGTAAGACGACGGTGACGGGTGAGCTGATCGTTCAGGGTGATGTCACGTTCACGGGCAAGACGACCCTGAACGGTGACACGCGCCTGACCGGTGACATGAAGGTCGAGGGTGGCGGGAAAGTCACGGTCGGCAAGATGACGCTCAACCCCAATGGTGGTGAGACCGGGAACGGCGCGCTCGTATCCACTACAGCGATCGAGCTGAGCGCACCCACCGTCGTCACCTCAGCCGCCCTGTTCGTCAAGGCATCATTCACCGCCGAAGGTAACGCCTACCTCGCTGGCCTAGGCAACGTACCCGCCGGATCAACGGGTTGGGCACCGCTGCTCGTCAACTCATCTGGGCTTGTTGCCCGTCAAACTTAGGAGTCCGCATGCCAACCGTTACCGGCACCCTGCAGGACTTCGGTCTTGCGTCGTTGAGCGCGTACAAACCGCAGATCATTTTCACACCGTCGCAGGCAGCATCGACCCGGAACAGCATCTTCGCTTCCAGGCCAATCGTTATTGAACCGTCATCGTCGGGAACGTTCACGGTCACGTTGGCGAACACCACGATTCTGCGGCCTGAGGTTTGGTACCAGATCACGATCCGGTGGCTTGACCCGCTGGCCGGTTACCAGTCCGCTGACTTCCCCCAATGGAAGGTCCGTGTCCCCGGTGACGGCGGCAACTTGGGTGAACTCATCGAGACGAACCCGAGCGCGCTTGAGACGTGGATTGGGCCGAACCCGCCAAGCGACCCGGTGCCCTACCTGTGGTGGATCGACACATCGAAGACGCCGCCTGTCCTGAACGAGTGGAACTGACCATGCCCGTTGAACGAACGATGACGAAGCGAGATGACTGATGGTGTGGGTTCTGAAGACAGAGCTTTCGATCGCAAATGATGCGGTTGTTGCCGGGTATGTGAAGTCGAGTACGTCGCAGTCTCGCGATGCGGTGAAGTCGGTTGTGACACCGCTGGTTACGGAGTCGTTGGCTCAGAGTGATGTGCCGGCGCAGGCAGCTAAGGCTGCGGTTGCTGGTGAGCTGACGGGTTCTCGTGTTGCCCGGTATGCACCGCAGGATTCTGCGAAGATCCTTGGTCTTACGACGACTGGTGCTGACTCCGATGTGGTGTTGCGTGCGTCACGGCTTGAGGATGGTAACGGGAACCTGTACCTGATTCAGACGGACGGTGGGCAGCAGTTGCTGCGTATCCGTGCCGCTGACGGAACAGTTGATGCTCTCCTGAGTGACTGGTCGTTGGACTATGTGGCGGAGAAGCTTGGTGCGGGCAACGGTTCGACGGCCCGCTGGGATGGGGCGATCACCGAGTGGTGGTGCAACATGGTGTGCGAGGACCCGAAGAACAACCGGGTCATCGTCGCCGCGATGGATGAGGTGGGCAACCACTTCCTGCTCGAGGCGCGCCCTGGTGCACCTATCCGCGGTATCGCCGTGACATCTACGGCTATCGCTGACGACCACAACCTTGGCGCTGTCGTCATCCTCCCGGACGGGTCGCTGACGTACGTCTACAACCAGCACAACCAGGCAAACAACTTGTACGCGATCCTGGGTGACCCGGACGGTACCGTTGATTCGCTCGCCCGTAACCCGGTGACTGTGATCGCGGGTGGCGGGCTGATCAGCTACAACCAGCTCACCCTGATCGAGAAGAACAGTACGACCACGCAGGCTGAGGTGTACGCGGCGACACGTCGTGACACGTCCACGTGGGGCATGATCAAACTGACGTACAACCTGGTCAACCGCACCGTTTCGGGTGGCAGCTTCCTCGGGTTCTTCAATTCCCCTGATCAGCAGTGCTACACGCATGTTGGGCCGTCGTACAAGAACACGGCGGGGCAACAGGTTGTTCCGTGTGTCACTGGCTACAACCCTGAGGCGGAGCGCCGGGTGAAGCCTGACGTTTACCGGTACACGATCAACCTTGAGACGGGTGAGATCCGGTACGCGAACGATTCGAGTGTGGGCCAGCTTGGTACGGCGCGACTGTACTCGGAGTTCACCCCGGCGCTGAATGTTTTGGCGTCTGACTGGACTCGTCGCCTGTTCTACAACAGCCGCAACACGGTCCTGTACGCGGAAGGTCCAATCGCATCCCCGGATGACTGGACCTACTACGCCGCGTTCTTCGCCGCCGATGGCACGTACACCCGGCAGTCGTTTGGTCGCGCCGGGAAACGTGTCGGATACCGGGCGGACTCCAACTACATCAGCGGTATGGCGTTGCAGTGGACCGCTGACGGTGCCGTGATCTGTGTCGCCCGTGAAGCGTACGGGACGTACACGGTTGAGGTGTGGAAGAAGAACCGTGACGGTTCGTGGTCGTCGAAGACGATCTACACGTCGACGACGTATCAGGCGATCCGCCCGTACTGGGCTGGGCCGATGGGGTGGCTGTTCAACGAGGTCACCTACTACCCGGCTGATGCGTATATCGGTGCGAAAGCGAATCTGCGGTTTGTGGCTGAGGGGACGAAACGATGAGCGGTACACGGATTTTTGCTGGGCCACGGATCGCGAACCCGCGACTGCCGGCGGTGACTGGTGTTGTGGCGTTGTATGACGGTCTAATCACGAACGGTGGGTACGCGCAGGCATCCTATGTTGACGGGTGGAACCGTACAGACGGCTACGAGGTTGAGGTGGTGTACCGCACCCCGGCTGTGGCGCAGTCGTACGAGGTTGCCCGCCGCTACCAGGACGCTAAGGGCTGGTTCTTGCGGGTCAACGCGGACGGCAACATTGCGTTGCAGACCGGTTTCGGCACGAACACGAGCCTGACTTCGTACACGACCACGTCGGCCCCGCTCGCTGGCACGTGGGGTGGGAAGCTGATCGGCCTGCGCATCCGGGTTGATACGACGACGAAGAAGATCCGCCGTTGGTATGCCGCCGACGGAGTGACGTTCGTTGAGTTGGGTACCGGTTCGACGATGGGTGACCCTGAGGCGGCGAAGGGTGTGCAGGCGACACTGGCACCGTTCATTGTTCCGTCTGGTTCGACGGCGCAGAACGGTGTCCCGAACGTGCGTTCCGCTGTGCTTCGTTCCCTGTCTGGTGACTCGATCATCGGTGTCACGTTTGGTACGACGTGGCCTCCGTACACGACCCGTTACGACAGCCCGTCTGGGTCTGTGTGGACGGTTGTGAACGGCGCAACGATCGGGTCGACAACGGTTCCGTCTCCCGTCTAAGAGGCTCAACACCCGGAAGGCCCCTGCTACGGCGGGGGCCTTCCTCATGCCCGTAGGAGGCAGCATGGCAACGAACATGGCAACCCTGGCTTGGGGCGGTCAGGAGAACGGGCGTATCGATACGTCGAAGCTGTCTCTGATCGAGGCGTTCAAGCCTCTCGACTCGCAAGCGAAGTACGTGGATTGGCGTGGTGGCTACCTGCGTGCGGATGCTGCTGCTGCGTTCCGGCGGATGGGTCGTGACTGCGAGCTCGCAACCGGTGAAGTGCTGCGGCTCTCTGAGGGGTACCGGCCTTACGAGGCACAGCGCGCCCGCTACTTCGACCCGCTGCGCACCACCCTCGCCGCATATCCCGGCACGTCCGGGCACGGTTGGGCGCTGTCCGCTGACTACACAGACAGCCCGCAAGCCGTCGTCGACTGGGTGACCGCCAACGCGTACCTCTACGGCTTCGACCTGTCCATTGCTTCCGAACGGTGGCACCTGGACTTCACGCTCCCCCAGCGGCTCACCCCCGCATCATCCGACTACACCCCCATCCAGTCCGAGGAGGACGACGACATGACCCCGAAGCAGGAAGCTGACCTCGAGAACGTCAAGCAGGCAGTGGCACGCCTGGAGGCCGCACTGATTGGTACCGGCAAGTTCACGCTTGCGAAGAACGTCGACAAGATCAAGCAGTCTCAGGGCCGTGTCGAGAACGCTGTCGGCAAGTTGCTCGCGTACTTCAAGATCAAGCCCTGACCCTCACACCGAACCCTGGGGAGGGTCACATGCACAAGCTGATCACGGCTTGGCGTCATCTCAAATCCGACGACCGGGATTACATCGGGGTCTACCTGTGGGGGGCGCTATGGGTCATCTGGTTCATGGTGTTCACCCCGCAACCGATCACAGGGCTGGTGTTCCGCGGGACCATCATCCTGTTCGGTCTCGTCGCACTCGCCGGCGTTGTGCTGGCTGTGCGCGGCGTTTTCATGGGCGACCACCTCATCACAGAGAAATACGGGGTTCTGCTGCTCATGGCTGGCCCCGCGTCGTACACGCTCCTGCAAGCCGGGCAGACCGTTGTGGACCTCATCACGACGGGTGAAACGCAGCGATCGCACCTGATTCTGTTCGGTGCTTGGCCTGTGTTCTGGCTACTGAAACGACACCGGCACCTCTCGAGGCAGGTCGGGGAGGCTAAGGCCACTCCCCTGCCGGAGGAAACCGCATGATCGCGGCAGTACAGGCCGCACCGGAGACCGATGTCATTGGTTTGATCGTCTCCACCGTGATCAGTGCTGCTGTCATCGCAGCGCTCATCACGGGGCTTGTGAACTGGCTCAACAACCGTCGTAACGCCCGCATCGCGGAACGTAAGAACACGGCGGACGAAGACAACGACCTTGTGAACCGGTACCAGACGATGGCAACCGAGGAGCGGTCCGCGAAAGAGTCAGCGGTCAAAACGGTTCGGGAGTTGCTGGCGATCGCTGAGGCACAGATCGCGTCACTGCAGGGCACGATCACCCGTCTGACGGAGACGATCACGGTCCTGCAACATTCGGCGCAGTCGCAACAGGACCTCATCAACTCGATCACCGATGAACGTGACCGGCTGAAACGTGAGCAGGAGAAGTTGCAGCACGACATCGACGAGAAAGCCAAGGAACTGCTCAACAAGCAGGCCGAGATCCTCGAGCTTTCCTACCCGCACGCAGCCGTACAGGACATCCGACGCCACATGAAGGAGAGCAAGTAATGACACACGTTGACGCGACCGTCCCCGATATCTGGTTCAAGTCACAGCGAATCATCCGCACCGTGCTGGCCGCGCTGGTGGTGTTCGTGCCCATCGCGAACGTCAGCCTGCCAGCACTCGCAGAAGCCTTCAACGCGGCTGACGTGCCAGCTGAGGTGTACGTGTGGGTCAACGGTGTCATCGCCGCTGCACTCGCCGTACTGGGCATCCTGACGCGGATCATGGCTATCCCCGCCGTCAACACGTTCCTCACCAAGTTCGGTGCAGGATCTGTGCCCAGAGGTGTCGCCACGGTCGAGGTTGGTTCCGTCACCCGTGATGGTGGCCCCCAGTCTGGAACGCTCGACGTTTCTGACGGGCGCACAGACTTCTAGATACAGCACCGCCCCCGCACTCTTACGAGTTGCGGGGGCGGTTTTGCTGGTTTAAACTCTGACACAGGTCATAGCCAAATTTGTCCGGGTTCGAGTCCCGGTAGACGGGAAACCGTTTGGAGCGCGAGTGGCAGCGCACGCGAAACCCCCGCTAGTAAGTTGCTTCGGCGCTGAAAGCGGGGGTTTCGTTCGTTTAGGTTGAGTTATTCCGCCTGCGGTCGGCGGCAGAAAAGAGAAATTCCCGGTGGCGGTCGTGATGTTCGCTTACCCGCAGGACTAGGTCATTGAGCGATTCGGCATGCTCCTTGTTGAACCTGCAGCCGCACGGGCAAATGTAAGACCACCCACTCAATTAATGCCCTTAGCAAGTAGGTAAGCGGCCGTAATCATGTCGTCAGATATGGTTTCGTACTGCTGGACGCGGCGAATGATGGCTGAGCCCTGCGCGAGACGGACAGAAAGGCCAGCAATGTCTATTTCTGAATCAACCATGCTTCCTCCATTACGAATGGTCACGGCATCCCCCAGGCGAGATCAATGACTTCCGCCGGCGACGACCCGACAGCGTAACTGAGCAGCATGAACTGGGTCATCCGCATGTCGCGCTCCCCGCTTAGCGCCCGGTTAAGTGTGGCCGTAGGAATTCCGGTCTCTTCAACAAGCTGACGCACAGGCTTGCGTGATGCCCACTTCATACGGTTTAGAACGTACGCGATCTTCGCGTTCGCGGACATGTCGTCGTCAGCGAGCTTGAGATAGTCATCCGCGCTCAAGCCATATTCGTCGTGCGGGATAATGCTGCTCATGATTTGCTCCTATAAGGGTTATCAGTAATGCCAATGTCGTATCCAGACTCGGCATCGTTCGCTGTAATACCCATTGCTGCTAGCACCGCGGCGATTCCCTCATCCCAAGCGGTAGCCATTTGCTCCCGGACATGGACTGCACTCAAAGGTCGGGCTAAGGACCGATCAATCGAAATATCGAAGTGGTCATTATTCAAAAAGTTAACGCTCATGACTCGCTCCTGTAAGGGTTGGCCTCTTCGATAGCTTTGATGAAGTTGGGGATGTGCCGAACCTTGATGTCGAGCGCGGTGTCGCCTGGCTCAATCGCGCTTGCGAGGCCGCGCAGAGCACTGATTGCGGTAGCGGCTGCAGTTTCTACTAGCTGCTGCTCGGTGAACTCTTTAGGTTCATTCATGACTTGCTCCTGTACGGGTTGGTCTCACGTTCGTCAACAGCACCTTTGGCGTACCAGTAACCGTGTGCGAACCCTTCATTCCATCCACAATCCCACGCTTCGGCGAGTGTGTATTCTGGTCCACCTTTTGATCCGACTGCAATCCCACTCACGCGCTCTTCCCTTTTTCGACTTGTCTACGCAAAAAAGCGTAACGGCGCTTGTCATCCAGATTCATATTCGCTTTGTGCTTGCGGATCGCGGCCAGTACGGCTTTGGCTTCGGCCTCGGCGTATTCCAACTTACGAACAACGCTGCTACCAACTCGCCAATCAAAAACCTCAACCTCGTCAGCCTCGATTTCAACCTCGACATGCTCGAACGGTTCGGCGAGCTTGGTGGGCTCGTGGGCGGTCATACGTAGGCCTCGCATCTCTGGCAAACTTCCCGAGCGTATCTGTACCAGGCGCAACTATCACAGTGCTCTAACCGTGTTCCGTCGGGTAGCACATCGGCGCAAGTAAAAAAGTTTTGCCCTTGGTCATCTTTTCCGCACCTGGGGCACAAGGGCTGCCTGTTGTAATCCGTGGGCAACAGCTTGACGTCGCGGCGGGTCATGCTAGTACCTGCCGGATCTTGTAAGAGATGGTCGCTGCATCAGCGTCGCCACGAGACAGCCACGCGCTCCACGTATCAGACGCGATCAAAGCCGCCTGTTCCCTGGTAGCCCAAATCTCGATCCCATCGTCATACGGTTCAGCCAGGCCGACGTACTCGCTCATGCGCTTGCCTCCTTGTTTGCTTCGGCCCAGAGGTCGGGGATGGTCGTACCGAGTGCTGTTGCCAGGGACTCGAGCTGCGACAGGCTTGGCTCCCGTTTTCCGAGGAGGATCTTGGACACTTGGGACTGGCTAATACCTGCCGCTTCGGCTAGATCGACCTGCCTGAGCTGTCTCCTAGCCTGCAAGCCCCGGAGGATGCCGGCGACTGCTGCCACATTTGAGGTTTCGTTCTGCATATTTGGAAGACTAGCCCCCAAATCTGACTAGCGCAAGACTCAAAAGCGATGTTGCCCTGACATCGTTCGCGTGTTAGACATGGCGCATGATCGACGACACCCAAATCGGCAAGAACATCCAAGCCCTCCGCGAAGGCCTGGACATGACACAGAAGCAACTAGCAACAGCCATGCGCCGCGCCGGCAAAAAGTGGAGCCAGGCGACAGTCTGGAGCGTCGAAGCCGGTGAGCGGCCCATCCGACTCGACGAATCACTCATCCTCGAAGACATCCTTGAGGCCAACCATCGAGACATCGTGCAGTCGGCTCGACGCGGACACC